TCAATTCTTTCAATTCGGCAGATCAGGCATCAAAGAATATTCGCACTTAACAATGACCTCAAAAAGCGGAGCACTCTCGTCAAGTGAGTTTCTACGAGCATACCGAACCGGTATTCTCGCAGGAGCCAATGCGACTTATTCCACTATTCCTAAAAAGGTAGCCAAGTCGTATTCCACAACCAACGAACTTCTCTTAGCTCAGAACCAGCGAGGAGTTGTCGACGACTTGTCGCCGCTGGTGAATGTTGGTTTTTTTTGTCCAACGGTGCCTATTCCTATAGAGTATAGACCCCTCAGGTCTGTTAGTGCTAATTTTTTTGCATCGATCCCAGTTGGGCAGGGCACCATTTCCTTCAATAATACCGGGAAATTCTATGTCACAAACACCACCAACAATATCTATTTGGTCGAAGGTGAACAGTTTCTAGCAACATCTGCTCCTCTCGCATTCTGGAGAGCCATTGCTTCCGATTCTACTGGAACAAAACTTGCGGCAGCTGCGGAGGGAGGAGGAATCTATACGAGCACTGACTCTGGTAGTAATTGGGATCCACAAACAAGTGGACTTCCAGCTTTCGCCAACTGGTACTCTATTGCCTCCAGTTCTAACGGAACGAACCTTGCGGCAGTTGTGCTTGGAGGAGGAATCTATACGAGTAGTAATTCGGGTAGTAATTGGACTCTACGCACAAGTGGACTTCCAGCTTCCGCCAGCTGGTACTCTATTGCTTCCGATTCTACTGGAATGAAACTTGCGGCAGTTGCGTATGCAGGGATCTATATGAGCACTGATTCTGGTAGTAATTGGACTCAAAGAACAAGTGGACTTCCAGATTCCGTAGACTGGAGAGCTATTACCTCCAGTTCTGATGGAACGAAACTTGCGGCAGTTGTGTTTGGAGGAGGAATCTATAGGAGTACTAATTCTGGCGTTAATTGGATAATAACAAGTGCTCCTTACGATCCAGAAAATCGCATAACGACGACCTGGGTATCTATTGCCTCCAGTTCTGATGGAACGAAACTTGCGGCGGGGGGCGTGCGCAACGAGGGCACCAGCGGGGATAACCGAAATATTGCAGGGAGAATCTGGACGAGTAGTGATTCTGGCGTTACTTGGAATCTACCAACAAATGGACTTCCATCGGGTCTTCCGGACAATTTCGGTCAAGCAGATTGGAGAGGTATTGCCATTAGTTCTGACGGAACAATACTTGCGGCAATTGATTCGACTGGAGGTGGAATCTATATGAGCAGAGATTCGGGTAGTAATTGGAATAGACGAACTGGACCAGGAAGGTGGTTATCTATTGCTTCTAGTTCTGACGGAAGGAAAATTGCAACTGGCGGCGGAGGCGGTACCCGTTTTGGACCCGTAGAATCCAGGGTCGGTATTCCTGCTCCTATCTTTACTTATGAAGAAACAGACCCCACTATAAATTTTGCAAACTTATCAACTCCGTATGGAACTATGCAGTCGCAAATTGACGGTGCGGTCTATGTCGTAAACTCTGGAAACGGGAGCATTCTGAAGAGGGCAGGTCTTGGTGTATCGTATCTCGTGGAACCCAGTGCATCTCTTGTGGGTATGCAAACGATTACTCAAGATTATCTTAGTGGAAACTTTTATGTGACAAAACCGTCAGGTCTCAAAAAAGTTACACCTACAGGAACCGTGACTTCCTTAGTAACTATCAACGGAGTCGTAGACACAACCAATTATACAGGCATTACATACGCTACAAACAACAATTTATACGGAACAACAACAGACGGAATCTACCAAATCAGTATAAGTACTGGGCGATCGTCCCGGATATATTCAAACACAAATCTTACCGGCGGAATCGTCCAGGCAAACGACGGCTACCTATATGTGACCAGCGTACAGAACGGAGGTATGGTGATACAAGTCCATATTACAGGGTCAGCGGTCGTATTTACTAACCTACAATCTTCGATTGTACCCCAATCGATCACGCAAAGTAGTGATGAATACTTATACGTCTCTTCTCAGAACGGAAACATCTACCAAATAGTCGTAGCCTAGTATAAATAAATGTCATCGGCCCTTGGAGACAAGAAGGGACGTGTAGCCGATTCTAGTGATCTTACTCGTCTTCAGCGTGAATCTGCTGTTCTAGCAGCGTATACAACCTATACCGGGCTGAGCGTCAACAAGAAAGCACGTCAGCAGGTGGGATCCGATCGTAAGTTTACACTGGGCAGGGGGGGACTCACCCTTAAAGCCGATGCTACAACCGGGGAAACTTACAATCCAATTACTGGAAACCGTGTGGTAGCACCCTATACTCCACCGATATACAGGACAGTCTACGCTATCCCCGATTTTTCAACTGCTACCATAGTGAACAGTGGAAATCCGTATATAGTCAGTTCGGGTGTACAACAGTATTCTGTTTTTGTATCATCGGCATTTGGGAACAGCTATTCGACATTTGGTGGACAGCGGGCACTTATACGAACGACCGCCGATAGTACTGGCTGGGTAACCCTTGCCACCGCTTACCTCTCCGGCGGCGGTGCCGTCAATGGCGTCGCCTCGACGATGACAATTACCGCACCCAGTTCGTTCGTTCTGTCATCATATAGTTTGGCATCAGGATTTGGAGTTGAAAGTTCTCCAGTCTCCTGGACAGTTTCTGGATCGACAGATGGAACTACGTTTACGACAATTGATACCCAGACTGGACAAGATCTTACAGATCTAACAACTATATACACGTATTCACTCCCCAGTAATACAGCCGCATACACCGTATACAAGCTGTCTGTCAATAGTATTCAGCCAGACACCGGCACTCATGCACTAGCTATACGTCAATTCAATCTCCTGACTACAGTATCGAGTGAGTAATCTCGGGATTACAACGGAGAGTCTGTAATCTCCATCCCGCAGTAGGGGACGGGGGACCGAGAATAATTGATGGGTTGATAGACTCCGATTTGTGAAGCATCCTGTAAAAGTCGCCGGAAATTAGCCCAGAACTCTGGGGTGTGCTTTCCTGTGGACAGTTCGGTGGTCATCAAATGGGCCATTTCGTGGAGGACCACAAACATCACGGTATTCAAATCCACAAGAGGGTATCCTGGAGGATTGGTCTTGTCACGCAAGCATATGACGATCTTCTCTCCCTTATTTTCAGAATAGGATGTATCTTTAGACGTCATGGAATTTTCCATGATACTATGAGGATTGTATCGGTCCACTAGGTTCTTGGCAGTGGGATCACTGACAAACTCTTCCTGTGCATAGAACGCCGCAACCTTATCCATATTTCCCTTGACAGTTGCCAGCATTTCGACTGCCTCTTTCTTGTTGGGGAGATCTTGGACAAGATACTTTTGTCCATCCTTCTCGGCTTTCAAGGAGACTAAATTTCCGGGACCGCCATTCACATATTGGTACAGGAGGTACCCTAACATGGCAATGACAATGACCACAACATGTGGCGCAAACTTCATTATTTAATCAAGTTATTAAAAGGTTTAGTGGGTGGGCTTGGCACCGGCACCCGACTCGCCGATCTCGAGCTCACGGCGGTACAGATCGGGCTCGATCGTGGAGTTCAGGAAAGGCGAGATGGCGGCACGGGGATTCGGCGGGTCCGAGCGGATGTCGAGGTTGGCGTTACGTAGGGACTGGCCGACCGTGTTGATGCCGTAGTGGTAGGTCGGTGTCAGGAAGTTCTGGCCCTTGAGGTCGCCGAGTCCAACGGGGTTCGTGGCGGCCCACGATGCACCGAGTCCACCCTTAGGCAGGAGTTCCTCGGGCGAGAGGACCGTCTGGGAATACGACTGCTGTCCGCTCGGGTGGCGGCTCTCCTGTGCTAGAGAGGGGGCCTGGTCGCCTCCCTCCGAATGGGGATTCACCGTAGGACCAGAGGGGGTGTTGGACAGAGGTCCCTGGGGCTCCAGTCCACCGACCTCAAGACCCTCGCCGAGGAACTTGGACCCGCTGTAAGCATTCACGACGGCAACGAGGACAACAATTCCGGCGACGACAGCACCGAGGCGAACGAGGCTGTTCTGAGATAGTTTCATCGCTAGTTTATATTGTTCTGTAGACAAAAAGAATGGAGAAAAAGAAGGATAAGGCTCCTGGCTTCTTTGATAAGATCTTCCAGGACGTCCTTGATTTCAGTAGTCGACCCGAGACGCACTCCTACATTGAATTACATATTATCAAGCCCCTGCTGAGCCGAATTTTCCACCAGCTCTACCCTTACCTTATTGGTATCCTGGTTCTCTGGATTCTCATGTTTGCCTGCCTTGCCGTCATCCTTCTCATGCTGATGCGAGGCAGTATTCTCGACAGTATTGTTCTCTTCAGGAAATAGCATACGAGTCAGCTGCTCTTTATTGAGCCCCCAGAATCCCCGCAGTTCACGCCTCTTGGCGACCTCTCGAAGCTCGATAATCGTCATCTTCTCAATACGGTAACGTGACGGGAGTTCAGGCATCCCTAGCAGCTCGACGAGACGAGCCTTCGGGAGGATATAGTATTGCTTGATCTTGCGGCCCTTGGCCATCTTCTTGAGAGTAGAGAGAGGAAGAGAATTCAGGTCAGACATTTCGTTATTTAATCTGTTTTTACCATAACAGAGCAGGATGGATCTCATATCCGTTTTGGTGGTTTTGGTATGCACTCTCATTGCCGTTTTTGCGGCATTATACGCCTACGGGATGTCAAACCTACAAGAAATCAAAGATAATTGGGTCAAGTATCGATGCAATCCTATCTATATGCCGATGGCTGGAATGGTCGGGTCCGATATAGGCTCTAACTTCTTGAATTGTACGCTCCAGTCCGTGAACACATATGCTGGCTTCGTGATGGATCCTATCTATCAGAACTTCAAGATCTTGACGGATATTTTCCAGTTTCTCATGAAAGCCATAAATGATATGCGTGGAGCTGTGACCGGTGCATCTGGCGGATTCATGGGAATTATTCAGTCCACCTTCGGAAAACTACAGAACACGATCCAGAGCACGGTTCAGTTGTTTGGGCGTGTGCGGACACTGATGAACCGTATGATGGCAGTCTTTGCAGTCATGATGAACATTGTGTCTACGGGTGTGCAGACCGGTCAGTCTGTCGTCAATGGACCAATCGGACAAGCAGCTGAATTCTTCTGTTTCCATCCTTCTACCCTCATTTTCACATCGGAGGGCACAATACCGATCAGTGCAGTGCGGCCAGGAATGCGGCTGGCGGATGGACAGATGGTTCGCAGCGTTCTGGAATTTGACAGTCTTGGAACGAAGATGTATACTATCGGAAGTATCCGTGTCTCGGGCAACCACAAAGTCATGCTGGAAGGAAAGTGGATACGTGTCGAGAACCATCCCCTTGCGCAAGAGGCAGAGTCGTGCGAGCGGGTCTTCTGTCTGAATACGGACAACCACACTATACATATCGGCGGATTCCACTTCAAGGATTATGAGGAAACGAGCAATCCAGTCATCTTATCTGAATTCTTCCGCCGGGTCCAGGCGCATTATGGAGGATACATCTCTGTAGAAAAGATTGAGAACCCCGAGAAGTATCGCTATACGGGTATACTCCCCACCGCCCACGTGATCTTGGACGACGGAAGTCTTGTTCTGGCGAAGGAGATTAAGATCGGTGATCTCTTGAAATACGGGGGAGAGGTGGATGGAATCGCACATCACCAGATTCAGGGAGTGTCTGTCTACAAGGATGTCCCAGTTGCTCCTGGGTCGTGGATTCTCAATGAGAACGGAGTGACTCCAGTCACAGATATCCATTCTGGCAAGACGCACGACTATATCCAGTTCATTACGAGGGCGTGCCATTATGCGGTTGCTTCACCCACCGGTGAATTTGTCATTTTGGATGACCACGAAGTCTCCGACGACGACATTCATACCTGGCGCGATAATGAAATTCAAAAAGAGGTCTAAACGATAAGATAAGATAAGATGGATGTTTTGTCCATTAGCGCCGTAGCTATCGGCCCACTCCTCATTGTGGGGGTTATTCTCTATACATACGTCCAAGCGAATCTTGAAAATTTACGTGATAATTGGACGACCTACCGCTGCAATCCTCTGTATATGCCGTTTGCAGGGGGGATACAGCCTGAAATATCCACGCTCGAGAACTTTGAATATTGCACGAACATGATGGCGAACAATATCTTTGGATTGTTGATGCAGCCTGTTCACTTGATGTTCAGCGTGTTTAATCGGCTGCTCGGGATGATCAATAATGATCTTGGACATATTCGAAATTTCATTACAGGTATCTGGACATTCATTACATCGTTTGCCGCAGAAGTGTTTGCCAAGATCCACAACGCATTTGGAGCGATGGTGGCGTTGTTGGCACGTATTCGGGACTTGACAGCACGTATTCTGGGATCGGCAGGGTATGCTGCCACCATCATGATTTCAGCCTACCATTTGATACGGTCACTTGTGGATATGATGATGGCGCTCGTCAAAACAATTGTGACGATTCTGTTTGCTCTGTCTATCATCTTATCATTTGTGTTCCCTCCCCTCCTCGTCTTCGCAATATATCTTGGTGATATGGTCGGTCTCTCCTTCTGTTTCCACCCTGATACCCTTATTCATGTTCGGGGCAAGGGACTCATCAAGGTGTCTGAGGTCAAGGTCGGTGATGTATTCCGTGAAGGGTGCGAGGTTACCGCCACGATGCGGTGCCTAGCTGCGGGGGTGCCCCTGTATACCTACGAGGGAGTCGTCGTCTCGGGAGAACACCTTGTCTTGGAAGACGGCAAGTGGGTGTATGTAGAACACTCGTGCAAATCTATTCCTTTTGTGGGCCCCAATCCCGAAGTCATCTACTGCTTCAACACGACGGATCACCGGGTCCCGATCGGCCAGACTGTTTTCGCAGACTACGAAGAGATCGAGGAGCCGCCGAATTACGAAGCGCTGGATCCCTCGGATAAAGTCACCACCGCACTGGGACATACTCCCCTGATGTTTGCGTTCCCTGGAATGCGGACGTGGGACGGAGTCATCAAGGCGATCGTAAATCTTCCCGGTGGTAAGATGCAGGTATTTATGGGGAACCACGACGGAATGTTCATGCTGAACGGAACCCGTATGGTCCGGGACTACCCCGACTCGCACGATCCAGCCGAACTTGCTAACATCCAAGAACGTGTTCTGGCTGAGCTCAATAAAAATGTAGTCGGCTAATAACAATAGAACTATGAAGGACAAGACAAGCGTTGTTCTCGCCGTAGGTGCTGCCGCCTTTGCCATCGCCGTTATTTCTCGTTTCATCCTGACCGGAAACCTGACTCGTGAGACGTTCATGCAGCAGGATATTGGTGCTCCGATAAACCAGGTGCAGGAGGGCGCATACAACGGAATTGATATTTCCAACGGAAACTCGTGGTCGCAGACGACTGCACCTACGCCTCTCAAGGCATATGAGGCTACCAATGACAATGAACTCTTTGCCTTCCAGAACTCGACGTTTAAACCCGAGTGCTGCCCTACCAGCGTAACTGCGGCCGGTGGATGCCTCTGCCTGAGCGACAAGGATGAGAAGTCGCTGGCCTACCGCGGAGGAAATCGTGTTGCTTAAAGACTCGCATATATCAATAAACAATGTCCTTTGAGATCCAGAACGTTCTCAAAGAATGCTTTGATGATATACGCAAGGAGTTCCCCTCTGTCGTCCCAGTTCTGGATGCCAACTATCCTGAGCCCATTGATTACAAGGTAGAGGCCGAGCGCTTCAAGACCGAGGTCCAGCCTCATTTCATGGCGGTTGTGAAGAAGGACGACGCCCTCTTCTCCGCGCCTCGCTTCTTCCTCCGTGGAATTGATTTTTCGCTGTTGATGGTGGACGCCTCAGATAAGCAGAAGGAGGCGCTGTGGACATACGCTCGCATGTTCCTGATGTGCTCCTACCTCGGCTCGGATATTATGGAGACGGTCAAGGGACTGTGGTCCAAGTTCACCGGCAAGGACTCTACGGATGAGGTGGATGAAGTCCTGAACAATAGTGAGACCCAGTCGGGCATTACTGATCTCCTCGAGACGCTCAAGGAAACACGCATCTTCAAGCTGGGAATGGAGGTCATGGAGAACCTGAACGTCGAAGCCCTTGGTCTAGATGAGATTGACTTCACGAATATCCCTGCGCTCATTGAGATGGCTAAGAACCCGGAACACCCGACGACCAAGAAGGCGATTGGGGTTGTGCAGAAACTCATTGAGCAGAAAATGCGGTCGGGCAGTCTCAAGAAGGAGGATTTCGTGCGTGAAATCGAGATGCTCAAGGAGAAGTTCAAGCATTCTCTCGGTAAGCTTTTCAAGACGGAAATGTTTGGGGAGACAGATCGCCCTACCCAGACTGCCGAGACGATCATGAGCAATCACCCCGAAGCTCGTCGTGCCCGAATGCTGGCTCGGCTACAACGTAAGGTCGCAAAGAAATAAGTAAACTAAAGTCTCCCTATCACAATAATGAGTCGGGAGAAGTTCTGGTTAGATGACCCCGCCAACCTCTTTACCAACTGGAGTCGGTTCCTTCCCACGAATGAGATGACCGTTCCCGAAGCACTCAACGCAGTTGTGCGGTTCACGATCTATTCGTCGCTTCTTATTTCAGTGATTACCCAGAAGACATGGTACCTCCTCCTGGTCCCTCTCGTGATGTTTGCGTCTGTCTTTCTAGTCAAGATGTTCCCCACGACACAGATTCTTAAGGAGACGTTTTCGGGAACTGCACCCACCCGGTACGCTACTCCCACGGCATCTAACCCGTTCATGAACGTTTTGTTCACGGACTATGTTGATAACCCTGCTCGCCCCCCAGCCCCAAATATCAATGAACCGCATGTGAAGGAAAGTATTGACGAGGCCTTCTCGAAGACCAGCGATCTCTTCATGGACACGTCCAACAAATACGGACTAATGCAGTCGGCACGTCAGTGGATGTCCCAGGCGTCCACTACAATTCCCAACGATCTCGAGGGGTTCCAGAAATTTCTGAACCGCGACAACGTTTCTCGGAAACATGATTCGGAGGCCTATGTTGTGGCCAAGGGCTCCACATCTAAGCCTGATGGCTATCTATGAGTGAGTTCTTCAATCGCACCCGCATCCATGAGTGCACCCGTATGATGCCAACTCTTTCCATTCTTGTGAACGGCATAGGTGGGGAATCCCTCTATACCTTTCATAATCCCAGGGGGCACAGCCTTCTCCTCCACCTGAACAATACGAATACCCTTTGATTTATCACAGAACTCCTTCCACGCATCTTCAGAATTCACGCACGCCGGGCAACCCTGTTTATGAATACGAACAATCATGGGAACAGAGCGTGACATTTCTGCCATAACCATGCGCTGATCTGATGGTTTGGTGTATGACTTAGGGTCCTTAGGCATTGTTGTGTATTCCTATGAAATTAACTCAGTACACCGTCTTTCCAATCGGAACTCCGCCAGCGGGCATCGGGTCGGGGAGCCCACCTGCATCATTCTTGGGATAGGAATCAGGGACTTTACCGTGATCGCCTCCGTTAGGACCGACAGGGGAGTATCCACCCCGGAACTTGCGACGGTAGGTCTTGCGACGCAGAGAGCGACGAGACTTGCGTGTGCTCTTCTTTTTCGTCTGGCGATATTTTACCATTTATACATGTAAGAGAAAGAGTAATGATCCGCTCTGAAGTTATGGCATGGGCAGCGATCGTACTCATTATAGTCTTTGCGTTTGTCCTGATTCCCGTTCATGAACGGTTTGTGGATGCTCAGGGACGGTACACAGATGTATCTCCAAATGCTCCTCCCAGGCCTTCATGGATGAGCGGACCGTCGACGGGTTCGCTTGTAAGTGCTTCTGGAGTACGACCAGTGGATACGTCGACTGCCTATTCTCGCACAGCCCCTCCGATTAGACCGCTAGGAGCCCCCACCTCAAATATGGCATCAGCACCGGTAGGTGTGGGTGTAGGGACTGTACCCACAACATCTGCATGCTGGGAATTAGCGGATAGTACAGCTGGTAAATTCATAGATTGGCGTGTCTACCTGGATTTCATGACACAGATTAGTCCGAAGTTAGAGGCATGTACCCGAGGTTCACCTCCTCCACCAACCGGACCAACTGCTGCTCAGAAAGCATGTTTTGCGAACGCAGGGATGTATTTCTCGTTGGAGGAAGCACAGACGGCATGTGCGTCTGATAGTGCTTGTAAGGCTGTTGTTGGAGGTGCACCTGGACCGGTGACGAATTATACGAAGTTCAACGGAGATGCAAAGATTGTGAAGTTGGATTTAACCCCAGGGGCGGTCCCTCCAGGATTAATCGGAACAAAGGCATATGTTAAGAAATCGTGTAGCGGTTCATCCAATCTTTCGGTGCTTCCTTCCCCAACTGCGTCTGCCCCCCGTATATCCTCCACTCTGGGCGTAGGCGACCCCTCGCTCTCGGGAATGAATTCAGCTTACACATCAGGAATCCGCCCGCCGTCAGGAAGTCCATGGGAGGGACTCCAGGGACTGACAGAAATGGCATCAGTTCCTACGGATCCCTTTTTTAATGCTCAGACACGCCCAACGCCTCCTCTTGGAAATCTTCGACCGACAGAGCCCGATACGGGACTGTTTGGTCCAGGGCCCAACGTCCTGCGTAAGAACTTGATGTCGTGCACGTGCGCATCCCAGGCTGCGGGATGCTCCGTTCACCCTCGACGATAATTTGATATCTATTAGTAATAGTAATAGTAATGAAGTACATGCTCATCGGACTCATTCTTGTCCTGGTAGGCGTGCTCTTGTTCATGCCAGCACGCGAAGGACTAGATAATGCTGTAGGATGCCCCACAGCTGGTCAGGGTATCACGAGCGTCAAGCAGAGCGGTGGACAGAATATACGTTTATATACCCAGACAGAGTGCACTGGAATTGGAGGAAACTGGGTTGGAAACGGAATTCGTGATTGGGGGATGAAGACAGATCTCGTAGGAGAATGCTACGGTGTCCCTGGAGGAAAGAACGTCTCCTTCTGCAACCAGTCTTCTCCTCCGTCTTCCGGAGCGTCGACAGCGGCCGGCGTTAGTCCTCCAGTTCCTATAAATCCTCCAAAACTTGATGGAGACTGGAGCGTAGGAGGAACAAGCACCACGGGCAAAATTGTTCAGACTGGAAATTCTTGGGCGCTCACACCTTCATCGACAGCGTCGGGGTGGTCTTTGGTTACAGGAACGTTTACGTCCGATAAAGGAGGAAACCTGGTATACACTACACCCAGCGGACCCCTCAATATGACATTCAGTGTAGATGTAGATGGAAAGATGATCACTGGAAGCAACGGTGGAACATTTGCACGTGTCGTAGCCCCCCCGCCTCCGCCTCCCCCGCCTCCGCCGCCGCCAGCGCCAACGCCAGCGCCAATGCCGCCTGCCCCCTCCTCCAACGAAACGCTAATGGGAACCTTGATCAGTCTTCTACAGCAGGATATCACTAGCCGTGCATCTCTCTTGAACACCGCAAACAATCCCAAAGTCCCAGTAGGATCCCTGCTCACCCAGACCACGGTGGTTCCGAACGGAACGATTCCAGGACCTTCGACTGCATCGATGACGATGAGCCGGGGCCCGTATGACGAAGTTCCGAAGAGTTCGCTGGTGCCATGCACATGCCCTACCTATTCTATGAGCTGCCCTGTTCACTCTGGATCCCAACCGTGCTCCACCACGCCAGGGGAAGCAGGAGACACAATTTCAGCCCTCTCAAAGGCCCAGGATCAGTATGATATCATGCGACCGTTCAATAATTCGGAACGTGACGTCCCTGGATTCTTAAACACGTTTAGTGCGTTTGGGTGATAGTATATAATAATGTTCGGACTCCATAACCATCGTGGAAGTTGCTGGGTGAACGCCGCACTTCAAGGATTGTTCTCATGTCCGGTATTGGTAGACCGATACTCTGAGCATGAAGAGGTAGACAAGGAAAACCCCGTAGATGTGTGCCTGGAATCTATCTACCGTAATCAAGGGACCACGGGTCTGCGTGAGTTCTTTGAGGTGATTAAGACCACTTACCTCCCCGCCGGTGAGAATATCGGAGACAGCCACGAACTTATCGTCCATCTCTGCGACAAGCTGTCGTGGCTTGACAATGCGTTTCGGTTTGAGACGGGGGATCGTATTGAATGTGGAGGCTGTAAAGTAGTCCAGGTCGAAAAGACAACAGCTATCGACGTCAACCTTGTTCCTTCCAGGGCTGGAATTCCGCTACTGGATGCGATACATGAATACGTGAGGCCACAAACGATCTCGGACTGGAAATGCGATAAGTGCTCTCATCTCGGGTGCACGAAGCAGGTTCTGTTTGGGACGTTTCCTAAGGTTCTAATGTTCTGGTCTACCACGCCGATCGATTATTCGAGTTTATTGGTGTTGAACGGAAAGAAGTATTTTCTGTTTTCCGTCGTGTGTTTCAATGGAGGTCATTGGTGGACTTATGCGAGGAAACTCCCGCCGGGACATGCGTGGTATGTTCTTGATGATATGAATGTCCGAGAAATGGACTCCAAGAAGTTCCCTGTCGATCGCACGATGCGTGTCCTGCTTTATTTCCTATATGAAAACTAATGAGTCAACCCGACCTCCCGGCAATCCTGACACTTGTGGCTGGTGTTATCGTCATCGTTGTCATGTTGATGCTAGCAGTCACGGACTTTCTTGGGTTCGTAGCGTTTAGTATTCTCATAGCCGTAATCTCATTCGTCCTCTATTATTTTGGATTTATCACGCTTTCAGTCACGCCGAGGGAGCTGGATGTGACCTACAATGTAAACCCGTTTGCGAAAGGGCAGACTGCGTCTGTTCCAGCCCCCACTCTCAACGAAGTGTTCTATATCTCTGATAATACGTTCACCTATGAGCAGGCGCCCCTAGTATGCAAAGCGTATGGAGCCGAAATTGCGTCTTACAGCCAGGTTGAGCAGGCGTACAACGCTGGTGCAGAGTGGTGTGGATACGGCTGGTCTGACGGGGGAATTGCTCTTTTCCCTACCCAGCAGGCGACATGGGAGAAGATGCAGAAGGATACAGACCCCGCAAAGCGGATCAAGTGTGGTCGCCCTGGTGTTAATGGCGGATACTTTGAGCCCAAGACAAAGTTTGGAGTGAACTGCTACGGCACTCGCCCGAAGAAGCCTACTGGAACTGTTCCGTCTACCGACCCGATGATGGATAAGCTGATGGCGATTCTCAAGAAGAATCTGTCGTCTTTCGTTGTCCAGCCCTTCAATTCAAAGATGTGGGCCAAGAACCCGGCACTCAATATCCAGTCTTCTCAGACAGCTACGCCATCTGCTTCCCCCGTCCCAGGTGCGACGCAGCCTACGACCACCCAGACTACAACTCCCTCGTCTCCGGCCGTAACCTCCACGCTGCTGAGTGCAAAGCCGTCGGTCCCCGAGGCGCCCAAGACTGCTCCGACAGTAACGTCTACATCGTCGTTTACCGAAATAACTGGAACCGACCCGGTTGGAATTATCAGCGATCTGTTTAACAATCTAGAACAGACTGCATCAAATTTTATCAACTGAATAGATAAGATAAGATATAAGATGAGCACGTGGAATCCCGACGATGCGCATGTCCTACAATCCCGCTGGATGTTCCAGACGCCAGTGAACGCCCAGGACGCTCCTCCTCGCACCCCGTTTGTGGGTTCGTTCAACGTCCCGCTTGCCCGTGAACGCCTCCAGCCCAATAATTTCCAGTGGCTTCTATACCGCCCCCAGGAACATGTGATTCCGCCATTCGAGTATTTCAAGAACACCCGTGCTCCGTCTCGGGTTATGACGTCCACGAATTTTCACTACCCCAATAAGTAATAGCATGATTGAAGTCGCTCTGTTTACTGGTGTCGGATTGCTAGGCTATATCCTAGCTACCCAATACAAGGATGAACCCGTCGCACGCGAGCGGTTTACAGATGCGGCCATTACGTCATCCGCCATCACGCAAAACGACAGTGTCACATACTCCCAGGACCAGGGACATAATAACATGGTGCCCTTTTTCGGAGCAAAGGTGACCCAGAATATGCGAGCCAATGCGAACTCGTCAATTCTCGATACATACTCTGGAACTGGAACTGATTATTTCCAGAAGCGTGAAGTCCAGTCATTCTACGACGTTGTTCCTGGTCAGGGATTGCCGTTCGGCAACCAGAACGAGTCTGATTTCTTCCAGTCCCGTATGGTTGCCGGAAAGAACATGCACAACGTATCGCCGATTGAGCAGGTGCGTGTCGCCCCGGGCATCAACGACGGATACAACAATCTCGGGTCGGGTGGATACCAGCAATTCAACGCTACACAGGAATTCGCCAAGCCTCGTACCACCGACGAGCGCCGGGCGGCGAATAAGCCCAAGTTGTCGTATGATTCCCCTGTGATTCCTGGATCGCATTACATTACTCAGCCTGGGCTACAGGCCCCAGTCCTCAAGAACCGCCCAGATACGTTCCAGGTTCTTACGGACGATAAGGGGGAGTTGATGTATTTGAATACTACGACGGGTGCCCAGGTCGCTCCGGCCAGTTTTCCGCAGCAGATGTTCAAGGAGCAGCAGCGTGAGACAACGAATACCGAACATTACGGTGCGGGAGGTGCGGCGTTCACGTTTGCCAATTACATCCGTGAATTCACGGAGCCATTTGAGCAGTTCATGAAACTCACAGTTGGCGAATGGGCTGGTCCTGGTGGCGGTCAGGGCGCAGCCACCGAGGGATCTTACCTTGTGGACCAGTATCTCCAGGCGTACACGAACCCTGGGCGTGAACTGTCGTCTATGACGAATTACACAGCGCCCGGTAATATCCAGGTGAATGCGGGCGAGGGACAGGCTGGTGCCGTCAAGGTGAATAAGGACGAGGATATGATGATCAATGTTCGTCAGTTCGTAGATCCTGCCAATATTGTGGCGACGGGTGCGTCGGTACAGCAGCAGGGAACATACCGGTTCAACGAGCAGAACCCGCAGGATCAGCAGCTGAAGAACATGGACCCCGCTATCTTGGATGCATTCCGTTCAAACCCGTATACGCAGAGCCTTACGAGTGTAGCATAAGAATAAGAGAGAATGGAGATTGGGGATGCTCTACAGTCTCTATTATACGGTCAATTAACTGTGGATATACGGAATCCTACGTATATCGAACAGCTTGAAATTGTAAGAGTCATTGTGGCTAATCCAGGGGCTACTCGGAGATTGAAGATCGTCGGCGACGTCCACCCGTGGGTGTCGATGTTGCTGAAGAACGTGGACGAGCGGGCGAAAATACGCGGCGAGAAGACGGATCAGAAGGCAAAACTGGAGTCGGGATTGGAGTCGGAGCAGGCGCAGGCGCAGGCGTCGCTGCCGGCGCAGGAAAAGGTATCGACTCAATAAGTTTCTGAGATTCTTGGAGTAGTTGATTCGGCTGTCCATCTGTGGGCTTCGGCGGAATGAATCCATTGAGATGATCGTCTGCGGCCTTTCGCAGAAATTCATACTGTCCACGTTCCTCCGATCCAGGCGGGAACGTTTCAATTTTCTTGGCAACGACGACATACGCTTGGTTGAGGGTAGGTTTGTCCGCTGTGACCAACAGAACATCAAGAAGGTTCGCACGACTCGACGTATAGGCAGCAATCCGCTCCTGGATACTTCGTGTTTTCAGTTCGTCTTTCGTTAGAAAGTTCAGAGTGTTCAGAGTTGACTGGTTCTTGAGAATCTCGGCAGGTGTCACTGGTTTCACTGGAAGAATCATGTGACTCGCATACGCTACTCCGAAACAACATACTGCGGAACCAGCGGTTAAAGCGGCGATCATTATGTATAGCACAAAAACAATTATGCGTCTCGTGGACGATGGAACACTCATGCGTGTCCAGAACAATCTCCTGCACTCCAAAAATATTCATAACCTTCATGGGTCATGGTGGTTTAATGTATTGATGTTCCTGCTTGTCGGAGGGGTATTCGCCTTCTTTCTCCAGACGCAGTATACGTCTACCAAATATATCATCGAAGCGGAAGCGACTCGTAAGGACATTCCGTTCAAAGAGAATTCGTTCCACAATGCTGTGCGAAATCGTATTGATATGTAATAACAAATGACTCGTCGTGCCGATCTTTTGAAACTGAAATTTGAGATGGCGTATCGTGGTATGCCGAAAGACAAGGCAGAAGCTCGGTTCACGGAAATTGTAGCCCCCGTCCCTGCCCCGGCTCCTTCACCTGCACCCCCGCCCACACCAGCACCTGCACCAGCAAAGTAATTCTACAAAACGGATTGGTTTGACTTCAGAGTGGAATCAACTCATCCAACTCCAAATGAATATCTTCTTCCTCCACTGGAATCCTCGCAAATGCGCCAAATATCACTGCGACAAACATGTAGTAAAAATGATCGTAGAATCCTGTCAACTTCTATATACCTGTCACTGGGTTCACTCGGAGTCTCCGCCCTATCTTGATTGTGCTCCAAACGGAGGATACAAACCGACACACCGTAAACATCCCTGTGCAATCTGGCTGTGTGAATCACTCGATAATTATCGGTGGCTCGTTAAGCTCACGCACGCACTTCTCGCCGAGTATCAATTCCGCTACGGTGATCGCATCCACGCATGTGAGAAGCATCTGGACTGGCTGAGCGCAGTGTATCCTGTGGGTCTTGTATCCCACGGGATGACCTCGCCCCGATGTGCGATGCCCGAGGAGTACAAAGCAGTAGGCGATGCAGTGGAGTGTTACCGGGCATACTACATCGGCACAAAGCTTGGTTTCGCAACCTACCGAAAACGCCACCGACCTCATTTCTTGCCCAAGTATAATGAGTGAAGGCGGTGCTAAAATATCCGTAACCGCTGCAGCAGCTTCTCAAAATCTTGGTATGCGAGCAAAACGTGCTAAGAAAACGGTAGCTTCACGTCGCAATTCCGAGTCGGATGTATCCAAGGCTCTTCCCGCTACAGGAGCCAAGGGCATTGAGAATCTGAAGGCTCGTGCCGAGAAGGCGAAGGGAACTGTCGCTGCGAAATCGGATGTATCCGCCACAACTCCCGCTGCAGTATCTGATGACGCTGTGTGCTCACCATCAACCAATCCAGCAAAGATACCTCTACCGGCTGGATGGGACTCAACGATCGACCCTGCTACAGGTGCTCCATATTTTTACAAAGAGGGCGAGCCTGTAAAGACCGGGTGTGGAGCAACCTGGGAAGTTCCTACTCAACCTGCGTCGGCAGTCGTATCGACACCCTCGCCAGACGCAAGTCTGATTGAGAAGGCCGTTGCCGGAGAGAAGGGTCTGAAGACCCAGGCAGTCGATACGATGACCGATGTGGCCAAGCTAGAGTTCCCCCCTGAACTTACCGGGTGGTCCCGTGTAAACGTCCCACCCACAGACTTTGACTGCCTAGTCCACTCGATGCTCATTGCGATAAGTCCCACCTTCCGCAAGCAGCCCCTCGCCGTGCGTAATACGATTGCTAGCAAGTTCCGTCGTGACGGTCTTTTTTCCAAGACCGAGGGGCTTACCGATGAGGAGGCCAAGCGTATTGCGGCCAACCAGACGTATCTCCAGACCTCTGAGCTCGAGAAGTTTGCCAAGCAGCACGGTCTCAACTTTTTGATTGTGGCCAAGACGTCGGGAGCCGTTCAAGCAGGTATAGTGAAGACCAAGGAGAAACTCCCGGGGCAGAAGGAGGCAAGTGTTCTGGAAGGAAAGGCGGGGGCGCCTGTATACGTGATCTACAACGAGAACCAGAACCACTTTGAGGCCGTGCACGGACCGTCGGGGGAGTATTCCATGCCGTACGACGAAGCCATCAAGATCGCTAAGAATTTCCATAAGGACGAACCGAAACCGTCAGAGGCAGTCCCTCCGCCCATGGCTCTAGATTCTGCCCCTGCCCCGGCCCCTGCTCCTGCTCCTGCTCCGGCTCCGGCTCCGGCTCCAGCTCCGGCTCCTGCTCCGGCTCCTGCTCCGGCTCCTGCTCCGGCTCCTGCTCCTGTTCAAGCCCCTGCGGTGGACGGTCCTCCTCCGAAAACAGACGATTTTGGGTTTATCAAACTCACGGATAGTGTAGATCCCCCGGATGTGATTGTCCATAATTTTAAACTTAATCGTGACGGAGACACTCTGAAACCCTCTATGCAACTGATGGGATCTGACCCCGCCACCCCGAAAATTGAATCGCTGAAAACAGAGACTCGGGAACGAACTCGTGCCGAAAAGAAGGTCTTGAAGCGTAGTGATGGAACAATCGTTCCTGCGGACAGTGTGATTTTGGGAGCTTACACGGATATGGAAATTCCTCTATTCCATTTCGCAACCGATGTAGAAAAGTTCCTAGACGATCCGAACGTTGTTTCATCTACTTCCCAAACAATTCTCCCACCAGCAAGTCCACTCTTGAAAGGGTTTGTTGTTGACTCTACCGGTGCGATCACCTTCAATCTCAAGAGTCCGATCTCCGAGATCACGTTTTCTCCTACATCTGCCCAGTTCAATAATTTTTCAGTAGGCCCTGTCGGCAACAAAGATCACCGTGCGGCACTACACGGATTCCTAGTGACTCCTGTCACGGTAACCATTAAGGGACGTGGACCTGTGCAACTCAAATCAGGATTCGAAATGGTATCTGTTCTCACGGGAACGCTAGGAACAGCACCCCCCGGCGGCCCTGAGGTAAAACCAACCGTTCCAACAACGCCACTTCTTGAAGCTGCTGCTCCGCCCACGGCTACGGCTGCTCCTGCGCCCGCTGCTCCGCCCACGGCTACGGCTGCTCCTGCGCCCGCTGCTACCCCCACGGCTACGGCTGCTCCTGGGCCCGCTGCTCCGCCCACGGCTACGGCTGCTCCGCCCACGGCTACGCCCGCTCCAGAACAGACACGTGGACGTTCGACAGATGTAAAAGTCAGTCCAGATGCCGTAGGAGCAATGGCTGCTCGTAGTTCGTCACCTCCTCCTGCCGAAGCTCCCTCTCCATTCGCTACCGTAGTGGGTGTTAATCCCGATGCGGTTGGAGCGATGGCTGCCCGCTCTGCGTCTCCTCCCCCACCTGGAGAGAAGACTGATGCAACAAAGACATTGGCGCAGGATATGGCATTTCAGTCATCCGAGCTTATCAGGATGGAGGCCGCACGTGATAAGGCCGAGGCAGATATTGCTGGGGCGGGCGATGTGTCTCCCCAGCGGCGTCTACAGCTCATCAATGAAGCCCAACAAAGGAAGAAGCTTGCCGCACAAGCAAGGAAGAAATGGGAAGCGATTGCGAAGAAGGTAATGGATGCTGCCGAGAAGGATCACGAGCAGGTGAAGAAGGCCCATGCCAAGTACATGGCCACGCTAAAGCAGATGAAGGCCGCTGCAAAGGCGGCGAACGATAAGGTAGCGAAACTGGAGAAGGAGGCAGCGGCTGCTAAGGATGCTCTGGACAAGGAAGTTGCCAAGGGCGATAAGTCCACCAACAAGCGGAAGGAAGCTCTGGCCAAGATATCTGTCCAGGCAGCCAAAGATGTAATCAAGGCCAAGGCGGAAGCCACAGAAGCAGGTGCAGATGCCGCACTCTGGTCGAAGGACGAGCAGAAAGTCAACGAAGGTTTAGCTGCTTCGGCTGCGAATCTAGAAGAGGTCCGTAAGGCGGCGAAAGACCCCCGTTACGTCTCCCCAAAGACTGCGGCTACAGCAGCCCCCGCCCCGTCTCCGGCGCCGTCTCCGGCCCCATCTCCGGCCCCGTCTCCAGCTCCAGCTCCAGCTCCAGCTCCAGCTCCAGCTCCAGCTCCAGCTGACACTCGGAGCCTCATGCAACGGCATATTGACAAGGGACTATCACCAGCTATGCGTGCTGCTCAAGGCCTAGCCCCGGCTCCGGCTCCTCCCGCCGATGTTTCCAATCCGATGCGTGATACCCCAGCCCCGGCTCCAGCCCCGGCTCCTCTACGCCTCGTGAACCCTCTTGCCCCAACTCCCGAAGGCCTAGCTGCTCGTGCAGCCGCCGAGGAACGCCTAGGACTGGGTGACCGTGGAACCCTTGGATCTCCCATTACTCCTCAAGTGAACACTCCACTAACCCAAGGCGAAGTTGCCCCTCCTGTTACTGCTTCCATCGACCCTGCTCTCGCTGCGTCTCTAGACGCCTTCAATCCAAATGCTGCTCCCGCCCCTGCTCCTACTGTCACTCCCCCTACAGTTGGAACCTCCGTCCCCGCACCAACAGTGGCCATTGATTCGGGCGTCATGACGTCTCTTGACCAGTTCGCTCCTCGTCGTCCGAGGTATACTGCTCCCGTCACTGAACTTGCTACTCCTCCCGTGACCCCCACTCCCACGAATATCACCGGAACCATAGACGAGAACTTTGATAAGACATTCCGTGAAGCAGTCATACAATTTATGAAGAGTGTGGATTCAGATCTGAATCTCAAACTCATCAACGATGAGAATGTAGATGAGGCATTCAAGGACAAGCGTCTATCCTCGTATATCGCCGATGTCAAGAAGAACCACCGGGGGCAGACGTTTACGCTACAGTTCCCTGACCGTGAATTTGTGAAGTCCAGTGCCGCCAAGGGAACCGGATGGAATGCTGGGGGCGGAGATTGGGAGATCCCAGCCGAACGCAAGATGGGTGGAGATATTGTCTTTATCTCCATCGACAAGTTCAAGTATGGATCCACGCTCGTCAAGGAGAAGAAGACTGGCGGAGTTCGCCCGACTGGACCGACCTTCCGGTTCGAGTTTGAGCTGAATTACCCGCAAGAGAAAGTCGGCGGACGTCGGCGTTCACTTAAGCGGCGTCGGAATCCCGCTGCTCGGAAGACGGCGCGTCGTTAAGATGTACCCTGTCACGTAGGAAACAAACAACAGATTGAACCATGTGACATAGGGAGGTAGCTTATAGAGAACTAAAGCTCCCAGCACCGTGAGAATCATATAGAGAGCGTCCACCACCAGAACCCACTCACTTCCCTTCATTGTCGTATACGATTTCATGAGGTCCATGATATCGTTTTCGCCAGCAGGAATGAGAGGAACTAGAAATAGTCCAAACAGAATATCGTGAACCATCTGCACCGCCACAACGACAATGAGGAAGAAGAGGAGATTGTAAGACCCTCCGATGGCATATGTGACAAGCTGGGCGAGAACGAAGCCAATAACCATAGAGGATACGTCCAGGACATACGCAATCACTCCAAACTTGTCATACCAGGTATTGATAGGACCATCACGATCAGCAGTATACCTCCACACAAACAGTCCAGCGGTATCAACGACCGCCGCCGATGCGAGAGATGCCAGGAGAAGCTTACCGTCCCAAAATTTACGAAGATCCATTGTTTTATATAGATAATAGATGTTCGTGGTTCTTGTTGGAGGACATATAAATCAACGTGATAAGTTTTATGAAGATGTCATGGCAAGTTGGGCGATGCCGCATATCGTATGGGCGAATGATCGTCGATCCTTCTACTATATTGCCGATCTCTTCGTGCATTTCGGGGGGAGTATAAAAATTCCACAGGGCAAGAGGTTCATCACATGGAGTGGAGACAATCAGGAAACCGTTCATCGTGTCTATAAAACTCTTGGTCTAGAATAATGTTCAATATCCTTTGGGTCTTTGGAGGATTTCTGGTCGGCATGACCGTGACCACAATATTCGTGCCGCCACAGACAAAGAAGAAGATGGTCCCCGATGTCCACAATCCCGCTATCGTTTTCCGCAATCCTGATATTGAGAACGGGTGTTTCCGTGCGACGGCTTACCCCGTCCAATGTACAGATAGCATTGATTTTCTGAACATGTAACAAGCAATAGAATGAATCTAGCTCAGATTCTCAAGAAACCAGAAGCCAACTACTTCTTTTCATTTGTTGTCGGCTTGGGACTCGCTGTCCTGATGTTCCATCGACCGCAGACTGAAGTAGAAGTATCTGCTATTCCTCCCTCGGAAATCAGGGACATGGTGACTAGAGTCGATGGAAAGTGTTATCGCTTCCGAGTGGAGGATGCGTCGTGTCCGGCGGCGAGAGTTTCGCTCTAATAGATATACAAATGGACGCCACCCCCCTTGATCAGCTGATGCCTACAGGAGGATCGCAGCAACCTGCTATGTCCCTACCTGCCGCCACTACTTACCCGCAAATGGTAACGCCAGGAACGTCTTCGGCTATCTATACTCCTCCTCCCCCCACTCAGGTCAATCAGTTTAACCCGGGTGCCGCAATCACCGTCCTGAAATCCATCATGACGTATGTCTCCATCTTTGCCGCCATCTTCCTCATTTCGCTGACGCCCGTGCAGTCTCTGTTCCTTCGCTACATCCCGAATGCCTATGGAGGTTCGGGTGTCGTCTCGCTGACAGGTGCGGCGTGCCTCGGTGGGCTTGGTGTAGTGCTAGTCTATATTCTCCAGATGATCCTGCAGCCCCTCGTCTAGTATAAATCGGATCTCTTATTCTGTTGAACTACAGTAAGCATGTTGCAACCAATTCTTGACAAGAACCGGAGTCGGTCTAGAGGACCAGAATACGATCCGATCGCAGCCGTGTTTGATCGCATTCTTCTTGGCCCCGGATTTCATTTAAATCCAACCTTTGTGCGGAGACACAACGTCACACATATCGTGAACTGTGCGGAGAAATCAGCCTGCCCTGCGTGGGCGTCTACACATGTCGGACCGAGCGCATACATTGCTCTGGGTGCCGAAGATACGATAGGGTTTCCGCTCATTAAAGATTACTACCCTACGTTTGAAAAGGTTATGGATATGTTCCTGCGTGAACCGACATGCAAGTGCGTGTATGTTCACTGTGTGGCAGGAATGAACCGTTCGGCAACGCTCTTGGCAGCGTATCTCCACAGAAGGTTCGGGATTCCAATGGAGAAAGTCGTGGAGGTCATGGCCAAGCAGCGACCGTGCGTCATGACGAACCCTTCTTTCGTAGAACAACTGGAAGAATTTGCCCGTAAGTAAGTAAGAAGTAATGTGGAAAAGCGTTCAATCCTCACTTGTATCGGCGGGCGATAATCCTGTCGCTGCCGGAAATGCTATTCTAGACAAAGCGCTTGGTCCGTCATTTGATTATCTCCAGACGATCCAGTCTCCGGAAGATAAGCGTGTAGGCACCGATGGAACGTTGTCCCAGGTGGTGACCAACGCCACTGCTATTTTTGGCTATGTAGACAATTTGATCGTAGGACCGAAAGTCGGAAATCAATTTTTCAAGGATACGGGTGGAATGTGCCGTCTACCGGGAACAAAGGACAAGGACGGGAATGACAAAGGCGACGGCGAAGTTGTTCCTCGGTCCTCCTACACGAACAACAAATTGGGAGGAGACGATGCGGCGGCGGTTCTAGGTGAGAGTTTTCAGAAAGCGGTGAAAGGCAACGGGTTTGACGGTATTATTCCGGGAGCAGGTGGCGACTTGGCGGCTATGAATCCCCTGAAAATCATGAATGGACTTGTCTTGGACGGAATTCCGCCCTGCCAGCCTTGGACGTGTCCCGTAACCGATATTCAAACAGGTGTAGCTCAGGGCAATCAAACAAAGTTCTTAGCCACCTCATTGGAATTCAATATGAGTCCGTGCACGGCTTCCACTGCCGCTGAAACTGCTAATCTTATGGCGATCATCAAAGCTGAGAAGAAGGCGTCCGAGAAAGTAGCCAAGGATGCGGCAGATGCGGCGGCGGCAAAGACTAAAGCGGAAGAAGCCGCAAAGGCAAAGAAGAACGCAAAAGGACTCAATCCAGGTGAGAAGTATGCGAACTTCCAGGAGAATTTGTATCAGGCGCCTGTTGAAATAGACTATATTGATTCTGGGTCCGCTGCGACTCTTGCTGTTGCCTTTGCGATTTTTATAGGATACGTTCTCTTGAAGAATGATTGAATGAACAGACTTACAGGTGAAACTCCAAGCACATCAAATAATGTCCTCGGACGTTTTCAAGGTTAAGAAATCTCGGGATGGAACTGCAAAGGGAAGGGAGATTGGAACCCTGGATTCCCTGCACGAACGGTATGTAGACGAACTCCAACAGGGTTCGTCCGATGAATCGGTCCGTGCACTGGAAACTAGACACAGAGAACTTACCCAAGAACTCTCCGGAAAATTCAGTCCTTTCGTATTTGAAGATGTCATGCGGCAATCTAGGTTACAGGCAGAACACGATGCGCTCGTACAAACCATTTCGGATGCGAGGGAGAAGTGCGATATTCAGAAATATTACCTGGAAAGCGGAGACCTCATGCTGGATTACTATGCGCCCCCCGGCAAAAAGACAACGTCCAAGGTAGATTTCGGATCCAGGATCCCCGGGACGTTCGATAAACTGTTTTCTGTCACGGAGATGTCGGCGGGGCCGTCCAAGAAAAAGATGTTTGACGAATACCTTTCCCGTCGTGGTCTGTCCAACGGCTTGAATATTGCCGAGAACGCCGATAATATCAAGAAGATGGCTGAGCACTGTGCACCGTGTAATATTCCCAGGGAAGAGATCACATCCGAAGGTATTCTCGTATGCCCCAAGTGTGGATCGGAAGAGTATGCCCTCGTTGTCTCTGATTTCCCCAGTTTCCGTGATCCGCCGAAGGAGCGCAACAATTATGCATACAAGAAGCAGAACCATCTGAACGAGATTCTGAACCAGTTCCAGGCGAAGGAAAGTACAGAGATCCCAGAAGATGTGATGAACGAAGTCATTTGCGAGATCCGCAAGAGACGCATCGATAACATTGCTCTCCTGACCGAACAGAATATCCGTGAAATCCTCAAAAAGCTTGGGAGGAACCGGTATTATGAACACGCCGCTCACATCCTGTCTAGGCTGAACGGTAATCCCCCGCCCACGATTACACCGGAGATCGAGGACAAGATCCGGGCTATGTTCCAGGAAGTGCAGGCACCCTACCTCCTCTACTGTCCCGACGAACGCAGGAATTTCCTGTCGTATTCGTATATCATCTACAAGTTCCTGGAGCTGCTGGAGCTGGACGAGTATAAGGTCCACTTCCCGCTTCTCAAGTCTCGTGATCGACTGATTCAGCATGACACAATCTGGAAGAAGATTTGTGAGTATCTTCAGTGGGAGTTTATTCAGTCAATCTAAGGAGATGCGACTCCTGAGAATACCATCCGTTCGCACCGCTGTGAATATCCATGACACTCTTGAACACATACTCATACTTCCTCGCTACATTGAACATGTCGTACAGACGCACTGCACGTTCACGAATGTAAGTCCGGTCAAACTTTCCGTCCACCGCCATCTGGATTCCTAGACAGTAGTCTTGTAGCGTATGGCAATTGAGTCCAGTCTTGAACGGCTCTACTGTCTCCGTCTGTGCACCGTAATCGGTGGTAAGAGCCGGGGTTCCGCACAACTGGGCCTCGACTACCACGCCGCAGAATGGCTCAATGAACATTGTGGGAGCCAGGAGAGCTTGGAGAGATCCAAGGTATTCTCCTCGTTCTAGTCCGCTGATTGGGGGTTTGTAGACGATATTGGGGCATACAAGGAACGGGGTAGGATTGCCCTGTCCACAAAGAATGAAACGAATATGGGGCATCCGCCTGGCCATTTCTACGATAATGTGACAGCCCTTCCCATCATAGATACGACCAAAGAACCCGACCGTATTGATCTGGGGAGTCATGGACAGGGGCCATTCGACCGAATCAAAGTAATTGGGAACCACGAACCAGTAATTTTGCCCCCACTTCTTTTCGAGACCAAGAACCTGATGGAGCCACGCATAACTTTCAAAGACCCGATAGTTACGTTTCGAATCGTTTTATCCGATCCCGCTCTCACACACAACCATATCGAGTCCATCAAGCGCAGCATCGTGGGATGCTCCAAAGGGAAGACAGACAATATCGGTCTTGGTGCTACGGTAATTCTCTTGGAGAAGAGGGCGTAGGCGGGCGTTGAATTCCTTGTAAAGAGGAGTAGACCAGTTGCCCAGATCGCCAATGAACGTAGTATGATCTTCCAGTTTCTTAACAACGTCTGCGTGCTTCATTTCGGGATGTAGCTGTTTATAGGACATGACTCGCAGGATATCCCATTCCTCACGGGACATGAGCTCAATCTCCTTTGTTGCCTTGGTTTTTGATCCTTCTACGCCGTAATGATAGACTTCGAATCCTCGGGACATCATCATCCGGGGGAAACGGAGAACCTTGCCAGTGTATGCACAGTGACTGAAATCGTTGTTGGTGACGGTATGAGGCAGAGCCAGAATGTGGAGGCGAATTGCCGATGCCATTTACATACTGTTGACCTGGCATACGTAAATGGCGGGAAATGGGGTTTCATTCATCATCCGTGCCCACAACGAAGAGGCTACGCTCGAGAGGTGTGTGCGGTCGCTCGCAGGTGTAAGATTTCTTCACGAGATTGTCCTGATCCTTCATCGGTGCACGGACAAGAGTTCTGAGATCGCAATGACCCTAGCGCTTGAGAACGACAATGTGCGGGTTCTATCATATGACAATGCCGTGTCTAGGGCGGGATATGAGACTCTAGCCACAGATATTAATTCTCCTCACAGTTTTATTCGGTATTCAAACTGGTGTGTCCAGCAGGCGAAGTATACATGGGTATTCAAGTGGGATGCAGATTTCGTGGCGTCTCCCGTGCTTCTCAATTTCATGAACTCGATCGTCTGGGAGGAGAAGAATATGCACATCTCGGTCGTAGCGAAGAATGGGACAACTAGCAACCGGGAAAACTACTTGTGTGGAGGTCCTCGGGTATTTACCAAGCATGTGTTCTGGGAGGACAATCGATTCTCTCCGGGTGCCGAATTCTGGCATTTCTCGAATGAGATGTGTATCCATCATGAATCGGAACTAAAAGATCTCAAGGCATACTGGACGGAGCCGGCATGGTATCTAACAGAAGATTCAGACGAAGCTCGATTGGTCAAGAGTCGTATGGATCGTCTGACTGCCGATTTTGGACCTGAACCTCCAGGTCTAGCCCGGGCATCCAACCCCGAATGCGATCCTATTTTCAAGACAATTGTGTCGGCAAATGAGTGTATGGGTCCAGACTATGTAAACATGTTCAGTTGAAAACGGAACTGTATTAGAGCCTGGAAGGACATACAACAAAATGAAGCCCCGTTTCAGTGCCTCCGATGTCGCATCTCTCCTCGGTTTGAATCCCTACCGCAGTAAGAATGAGTCGCTCCTCAAGGTTCTTACTACGATGCCCAAGTTCAAGTCCGTGATTCTGGGTGTCAAGGATACGATGGGCGCCCGAACGGAACGGGAAGTTGTAGCCCAAGCAAGTGGGCCAGCACTGCAGGCTATGTGGGCATCGGTGGATATGGCGTGTGGAGCCACCTCCGATTACCAGATGGAGAAGGCGATCACAACATTCAAGCAGACTCATATTCGGCAGGTTGTTCAGGAGACGCTGGAGGGTAAGCGGATACCTACAACTCCGGCACTCCAGGAGGCCGTGGCCCGTGTGATTGCAGGCCAGATGGATGTTGCGACGGAGACAGCTCTTCTGTGTGCAAACCCCGAGGTGGCTGCCAAGATCGAGCAGACGCAGGAGCACCAGGCTCTAGCCAGCGAAATCCAGAAGCGGCGGGGGACTCGGCTGGAGGATAAGGCCGAGAACGAGCACGCAGTCTCTACGGGCATTCAAGTCACGGACCGCAATACGTTCGTGGACTTTGAGTGTGATTCTTACCGTCTCATCGGGTATCTCGACGGGATTCAGGGGGACAAGGTCGTGGAGACGAAGAATCGTAAGCGGTTCTGGACAACTCCGCCAGCGTATGATTTCATCCAGCTGCGGTGCTATATGTTCATGAAGGGAAAGAAGGACGGCGTTCTGCTGGAGAACTTCCCCGGTCGTGGTCCCAGGACAACGGCTCTTCCGTGGGACGACGATGCCTGGAACCTGATTCACGAGGGTCTCTGCAGCGTAGCCAGCACGATTGCGAATGTTACGGAAGAGGATGCACACTCACTTGCGCAGTCGGTATTTGCGACGATGAAGGGTTAGAACCTTGCGAGTCCGGGACCGAGTCTTCCGACCTCCCCGCTTTAAGAACAGGGACCGTCCGTTGTAGATAGAGAACAGTGTCCCCGCCTTAATAACATACGTCCCGCCAGCAGCAAGATTGACAATCCTGTTGGACTTGAATTTTCCTTGTTTGGTGAGTTCCCCTGGAAAATCTGCCGTAATCGTGATTTCGGAATCCTTTATGAGCTGGTTCGGCACAAACTTCCCTTCGCCTAGTTCGTATACTGCCATTATGTATACTGGCGAAAATGGATCGCAGCCATCTATGGTTGGTTTGGAGCATCAAAATGAACAGACTACTCCATACCATCTTTCTCGAGAACAAGGACAACAGGAATCTCTGGGACACGTTTGAAGGCGAGTGCCAGAAATTCTACAATGAACCAGCACACAGCTTCACGGAAATGCGAGTGCGGGATAACAAGAAAGTCCGGGGAGATATCTTTGAAGAGTTCTGCGTGCTCTACCTCAAACATATCAAGGGATACGACGACGTGTGGCTGCTGGCTGATGTCCCAGACACAATACTGGCAGACCTGGGAATGAAACGGCCGGATGTGGGCATTGACCTTGTTTGCCGTCGGGGAGCACTGTATTCGGCAGTCCAGTGTAAGTACAAGAAGCAGGAGACGAAAACGAAAATTGTGACCTGGAAAGCACTGTCCACCTTCTATGCGCTGTGTATGCGGACTGGACCCTGGGAGAAGTATATTGTGATGACCAACTGCTCGTTTGTTCGGCATATGGGTAAGAAATCCAAGAAGGATCTGTCGATCTGCCTCAAGACGCTCCAAGGTATCACCAAGGCACAGTGGATTTCTATGTGCGGAGTGGAAGGGCACAAGGTAGAGGACGCTCCGGCGCCGGGACCACTTCCTAAGACGGAGGAAGATATCCGCCAGGCACGATTGAAATTCTTCGGTAAGATATAATGGTGAGCACGGTTCCTCCTCCTACTCCTGGGTCCACAGTACCGCCTGCGTCCAGCTCTTCGACCTCTCCGGGTGCTGTTCCAGTTGACCCCCGAGCTCCCGCAACTCTCCCACCGGGATCGCCGGGTGCAGCAGTCCCCACAAAGACAAAAGAAGGTGCAATGGCTACTGCTCCGACGGCTCAGCCTGGAGCGGATAAGCGGTGGACGGTAAAGTCTATTCTTGCGGTAACTGCATTGGGTCTATGGCTTCTTTTTGGTCTGGTTGGCTTCGTCATGTCGCTCATATGTTTCGGATACTCGGGATCTTTAGGTGAGAAGATTCTCGGAATTGTGATTGCCCTAGTGCTAGGACCCTGGTATTTCCTCTACTATTTCTCGAGCGGATCTTACTGCAAGGCCATGCCCCCTACCCTATTTTAGACCCAAACGGTCGTTTTTATATATAAGTAGTAGATAATGGATATGTTTACGACACTTTTCTGGTGTAGTTTCTTAGTTTTTGCCGGGATATCCCTATATTTATTATATTTTACACGAATGAGCCAGCTATTTTATGTCCAGATTTTTGCTGGATTTGCTATGTTTATAACGAGTAAGATTGGGCGTACATTTTTAGGGATCAAGTGAGGTTGTCGATCTAAACAAAACGGAAACGATAGGAGTGGAAAACATTCAAGGCAATTCAAAGAATGTTGCGAATCGCCGATACAACGAAGGCTCCCGAGGTTGAGACGTCATATACGTTTCCTCTGGATCCCTTTCAGAAATGTGCGGTAGCTGCTATCCAGGCTGGCGAGAACGTTCTGGTCACGGCCAAGACGGGCAGTGGCAAGACGCTGGTGGGTGAGTACCAAATTGAATACTCACTCAAAAAGGGCGGGCGGGTGTTCTATACCACCCCTATCAAATCCCTGTCCAATCAAAAATTCCACGATCTCTCTACCCTCTACCCCGGGAAGGTAGGGATCATGACAGGCGATATCAAGTTTGCTCCTCAATCAGATGTAGTGGTCATGACCACCGAGATCCTGCGGAACCTTCTGTTCAAGATCGGATCGTCTACGGAACATATTGGGAGCACGGCAGCTCTCTCACTAGACGCTGTTGATGCGATCGTCTTCGACGAAGTCCACTACTTCAATGACCCCGCCCGGGGAAAGGTATGGGAAGAGTGCCTGATTCTCCTGCCACCCCGTATTCGGCTCGTCCTGCTTTCGGCGACAATTGAAAGTCCAGACGTCTTTGCTCAGTGGATCGGTGAAATGAAGCAGGTTCCGACACATCTTATCTCGACACAGTACCGGGTGGTTCCGCTTGAGCACCGGGTTCGGGAAAAGCTGCTCATGGACGAGAAGGACCAGTTCAATGGCCAGGCCTATGCTGAGTATCTTCGGTATCTCAAAGGTGTCGATGATGCGAATAGGAAACATTCTGATGCAGTGAAAGCTCGGGTTGCTGGTGATCCTGTTGTGGCCCGTGAGATCCGTTCTAACGGATTTCTCCACCAGATGAACGAAATGGTGGACACTCTTCGGCAAGAGAACAAACTTCCTGCTATGTTCTTCGTGTTCTCCCGCAAGAACTGCGAGGCGTATGCGTCCAAGGTGACATCCACCCTCATTGATGCGTCTGAGGGTGCGGTGATCAAGCACCGGGTGAACTTCCACTTGTCCAGATACCCCGAGCTCAAGATGCTCCCGCAGTATCATACGCTCATGGATCTCCTGATGAAGGGCGTGGCGTTCCATCACAGCGGAATGCTCCCGATGCTCAAGGAGATCGTGGAGATGCTGTTTGCCAGCGGGCATCTCAAGCTTCTGTTTGCGACGGAGACGTTTGCAGTGGGAATCAATATGCCGACCAAGACGGTGATCTTCACGAGTTACCGCAAATATGATGATGATGTGGGCGGGCTGCGGATGCTGAGGACAGACGAGTATATCCAGATGGCGGGTCGGGCGGGTCGGCGTGGAAAGGATGTGCGAGGGTTTGTTTACTACCTCCCCGATCGCAAGCCCGAGGAGCTAGACGATGTGCGGACGATGATGAAGGGGAAGCAGCAGTCTCTGGAATCCAGAATGGATTTCCACTACGATTTCCTTCTGAAATGTCTACAGAATGGTACCACGGGATGGATGGGGATGATGGAGAAGTCGTATTGGCACGATCAGCGTCAGCGTGAGTTGGATCTACACAAGGCAGAGGTCCGTGAACTACAGGGGAAGTATACGGGTCTGGACGTGGCGGTGTTTGAACTGCGTGAGATGTATGAGACGCAGATCCGAGCCACGCAGAACGCTGAGCGGAAACGGGTGCAGGGATTGCTTGATAGCTGGAAGAACAAGCATGTGGGTCCCAAGTGGGAGAAGGGGTGGCAGGATTTCAAGGAGTTCAAGAAGAATAGGGAGAAGATTGCGAGACTGGAAGAAAAGATCGAGGCGGCCACGAAGATTGAGGTCCCGTTCCTCATAAATCTCCAGCGACTGGGGTATGCGGACGGCGAGACGCTCACCGAGACAGGAGTCATGGCTTCAGAGATCAACGAGGGTAATCCTCTGGTGATGTCCAAGATGTTCGGGCGGGGATTCAATCTCCCCCGCTCAGAGCTGATTGCCCTGCTCTCGTGTTTCGTGGAGGGCGAGAAGACGGAGGACCCCATCACCGTATCGTGCCTGAGGGTTCCCGATACGCTGAAGAGTGCGCTCTTGGCGGTGCACGTCATTGCCCAGGATCTGTATGACCACGAGAACCCTAAGAGCCGACCAGAGTATTGGAAGGTGCACAACTACTGGCCCGAGATCGTCTACCGCTGGATGGAAGGTGATGAGATGGGGGTCTTGTGTGCGGAGTATGAAGTGTATGAGGGCAATTTCATGAAGGCGATCTTGAAGACTGCGAATATCGTGGACGAGTGGGTGACCTTGGCGACTTATACGAAAACCCTGGAGGTCTTGGAAGTCTTGCGTGAATTCCGCACCGACCTTGTGCGTGGCTTGGTCGTCCCCGACTCCTTGTATCTCCGCCTGTGAGTTCCACCAGGTTTGGATTTGGATTTGGACCAACCGTGTTTTATCCGATCGTTCATGATAGCTATTTCTATAGCGGTGGGTTTTTCAGAGAAGCCGTGTTTGTGGGTATACTTTTTACCCTTTTTGCGCAATGCCCGAGCTTTCTCCAAGGCTTCAATATACTTGTGGATCCGCTTCTCCCTTGCGGCAGGGGGTTCAGGGTTCATTATTATATTACCTTATTTAAAGAACAATATGAAGAAGATCCCGAAGTATATAGTTTATGCTGGGATCGCTGCGGCCATTCTACTCCTCGTATACGCCCTGTTCCAGTCTACCCGTGAGACGTTTACGTCGGTGAACCCTATTCCTTCGGAGGCAGAACTGTCTGCGTTAGAGGCTACATTTAGTAAGGCCCAGGCAGATCGGAATAAAAACAACTTATCCATCCCACAGATAGGAACCAATGTCCTACAATCTGCCCCGCAAAGCGTCAAAGTCTTAGCTAAGTTTATCAAAGCTAACGTCATACCGCTACTGCCATACCGGATTATGAAAAACGCCCAATCGGCCGAAGGTGATATTACAGACTTTTATATAGTACTTTTTATGACAATGGGGAACAAACCCTTGATCGCCCCCCTCGGATATGCTGTTCGTCAGCAGTCCTCGGCGCCCACAGTCCCCGAATTCGTTGATATGGTAGTCAAGACCTTAAGAGATAATTCGCAGCCCGCCCCCCCTGCGGATTGGCCGAAGGGCGAGCAGAAAATCATTGTTGATCTAATGAAAAAGGGAGAGACCACGATACAGTTGGTCGATGACACCTTTCCAAATCCAGCATACTGGCTTCATAAGTATATCTACGGAGAGGCTAAAACGGCCGCTAAATCGGGTGCAGCTTCGGCGACGAGCTCGGCTGGTAAAGGTATTAGTCCCGGCGCCGGTGGAGGTGGAGGAAAGTGCACTCCGTCCGTTACCCCAGTTCCTGGTGGAGTGTCTGAAATTCGGTGTTTCAACTAGAACTAACGAACACTGAACATGAACATGATCTTGTTGGCCGCATACGATTCCATTTTATGATCAAGGATCTTCTCCACCTCATCGTGCTCATAATCCGCATCCAGTGTTACCATAGTAGGATCACCGTCCGCATCTGGAAGTTCCCGGTGAATAATCACGAAATTCCCCTCGATATCGTATGCATCGAAAGCCATCCGGGGGCGCAGATTCGGCCCCATACCTATTTCAACCGTCTTCCTGATCGTCCAATCATGTACCCACTGGGTTGGACGGTCAAGAGTTGAATACATATACGCTCGTTGATGTTCAACTGACCATCGAACGTATATGACATCTCCATCGTTCAAATCTTCAAATTCGGCAATCTGATAATCTTGGTCTGTGTACGCACCATTGTTTCGGGGTGCTAGGGGAGGAGGGTCCATTTTAGGCTTCACCTATAGTCAGGAATGTGGATTCGTTTTTATCATTATACCTAAGTGCGATATGAACACGTATATGGATATCGTTTTTTGCGTGGAATTTCCATCGTCCCAATAAAAACACCTTCCGTTCCCATCCGTGGGCTGGGCGTTCGGGGTTAGAACCTTTTTGGTAATACAGTTCTTCAATATCAATTTCGTATACCTTTTCACCCGCATACCAATCCAGTGTTTCGCCGATTGATACGCCGTCTGGCGCAAACCTGCCATTCATGAATAAGGTCCCGGTATCTGCGAAACACGTAACTTTCACTTTTTCGGGAAGTCCGTCAGTTAAAAATACAACCTCTCCAACATTGACCAGTCTTCTCCTTGGTTTAAACAAGTTCAAATTTAGGCCTAAATAGAACGCCATAATATTACCACACATTTACTTCCTAATGTACCAGAGTCGGGTCTATTTTGATATGGAACACCAGTCGCTCTTTCCAAGTGGGACGCTGCATATCCAGGAAATACCGAATAATCACGGGTGTCCCTGGAAGAATATCGTTCGAACACGTAATCATTCGTGACCAATCAGATACCCATATACGGGTAGACGACACAACAATACCGGGAGTGTTTTCTGGCCGGCGCTGGAGAATGTCCAGGAACGCCAAGTCTCGAGCATGTTTCTTCGCAAACTTCTGGAGACGGTTACAGTCCTCTTTGGCGTTGGGGACAGGCATACCTTTCATAGCCATCTGGTTGACAACATCAGCCCACCGTCGGATGGGAGAGGAACCGTGGCAGTATCGAGTCTGGAATCCCCAGTGCTGAACTTTCGGTGACGTGTGTTCGTATGTTGCGGCCGCATAGGCGAACATCCGAGCATTCAGGCCCAAGATTTCATACTTCTCCAGCTTCTCGGCATCGGGTATGGAGTGGTGACGAAGTAGACCCTTCCCCAGTTTCACAAGTTCTTCGGCCATCGTTTTGTTGTAGAAGATCATCAGTTCCGCCACCCAATCGTGGGGATCCAGAAGCGGGCGACCCGCCAGGTGTTCACAGATGGAGCGCAGAATGGGGATAGAGATCTCGGTGGCTAGTCGGCAGTTATCGTAGGTATACGATGCCTTGTTGATGATCGTCACCTCCTTGAATTGGGGATCACGGACATGCCCGTCCCAAGTGAAGATCAAGGCATATCCCAATCTCCTCTCCCCTGGCATGAGGGACATCTTGTGTTCAACCGTCTTGGGAAACATACTCCTGACAGACCCCCCGCCATCATAGAGGGACTGACCGATATTCTGGGCATGGGACATCCACGGATTTTCTGCCACCCACTCGGCCACATCTGCAATCGTGATTGCAACCTTCGTCATCCCCGCCTCTTCCCAGATAGAGATACAATCGTCAATATCCTGGCATCCGGGGGGATCAATGTTGATGGTGGGAACGTCAAGGACCGAGCGGAAGAAGAAGGACGATGGTTCTTTCGTCTCGGGGATCTTTTTCCAGTAATCGGGAGAATAGGCTACGTGAATTGCTTTCCTCTCTGCTAGGGGATCGCCACACGTTCCCACGACTTCCACGATCTGACCACGTGGGAGTTTATCGTCATTGATCTTTTCGGCGATAACCAGGATATTCCGTTTCAGATCACGGTGCGTGGATGCCACGATCATCTGAGGGAATTCATTGTTCAGGGGACTAAAGAGATACATTGGAACGTTTCGGGATGTGAGGCCATACCTCGTTTTGTTGGTGAGTTGAAGAACGCCGGCAATACGAGACATTCTGGTTGCCTATTCTTTACTGCCAAGGATCTACATTCGTTTTTATGACGTTGCCGTTGGCATGGGGACATGTGTTGCACGGGGCAGCAGCGGGAGGGGACAAAGGTCCCTGGGTCGACATGACATAGTAAGCAATCCCCGCCAGCAAAACAAGCCCAAGTATCCAGAAAATCATTATTGTTTTCAGGTAAGACGATTTATATATAAAATAAATGGGCATACCCTTCTATTTCGTCAGTCTTATCAAGGCTCATAAAAATATTGTATCCCGAGTCAGGGCAAAACTTCAGCCCGATATTCTTGCGGTCGATTTCAATTGCTTGATTCACAATTACATGGACGATGTCCGCCCAATTGAAAGTGTGGTGGAAGCACTCCTAAAACTACTAGACGAAACATGCCAGGCCAAACTTCTCTACATTGCGATGGATGGCCTCGTTCCTTACGGCAAGATCGTGCAGCAGCGATACCGCCGTTTCCGTATTTCTGAACCCGGAGTCTTTGATCGTAACCAGATTTCCCCGGGGACGCCGTACATGAAAGAGCTTGACCAAGCTGTACGGGCCCGTCTACCCCATGCGATCGTATCATCTACCGAAGTCCCAGGCGAAGGCGAACACAAACTCTTTGAATGGATCAAGACTCTGCCTGCCCCCCAGCGCCAAAATGTCGTGATCTACGGTCTAGATGCCGACCTCATTCTTCTGTCACTTTCTCAAACTGCTCTGTGTCCTCAACTATGGCTACTCCGAGAGAACCAGAGTTTCCAATCAAAGATGGACGGATACTCAGTGCTATCCATCCACGCCCTTGCCGGTGTTCTTCCTATCCCGGCAGATCGCTACGTTGCGCTCTGCGTCCTTTGTTTCGGCAATGATTTCATGCCTGCGATTGGGATGTTTTCCCTGCGTGAAGGCGGACACGAACGGGCACTGGAATGTTACCTCCAGGCAGGGTCACCCGATGTAACGACAGCCGCTGGGCGCCAGGCATTCCTGCGGATGGCAGCGACACAGGAACTGAAATTCTATAAACAGAAAGTCGTAGCACGAGAGAACCCCGCAGAACGGGCGATCTTTTCTCACGATGCCCATCATTTCGAGAAGCGGTATAATCTCCACCTTCTCGATGGAGTCGTAGATACCCAATATCTTGTCCATGCGTTCTGGAAAACGTTTCATTGGACACTGCACTACTTCTGCGAGAACGAATGTCTTGACTGGAACTGGGTATACCCATACGCCGAAGCCCCCCTAATCTCTCAGCTTGTGCGATACGAAGAAGTCCCAACCGTATGGACTGCGAAACCTCCGGCATTCACCATCACTCGGCAACTACAATTCATTCTTCCCCAGAAGTCGTTGCGGACAACTCATAAGCGTGTCCTGTTTCCCGATGAGTGTTACAACGAGGAAACAGATATGCGTATTCCATGGATGCGAAGGTATGCGTGGGAATGCGATCCCCGTATTTCCCTACCCCTTCCTAGCGAAGAGCTAACCTCGGTCCAATCTTTCCAAAATTGCGAAACGTAAACGTGCTCGAAGGATTTAAGCGAGGAATAAACGTCCCGCTTGAGGACAGGGCGGACGTAGGGTTCGATAGAGGCGAAACGTTAATATCGGAAAAGATGGAGAGATCCGACCACCGAAATGACCGTTTGGACCAGTAGCTGTCTTCAATAGTATTGAGCTCCCGAAGCTTGGGAGCTGTAGAAATACCTGCCAGCGTCATATTTCTCATCCAGTCATTGCGGATATATGCCAAGTATTCCCGGCGGCGGGCAGCCGCCATATCTTCAGGTAGAAACACCGCAAGTTCAGCCATGCTGTCGGTAAACGAATAGACCCGTCCACGATTACGAGCATTCACGGAATTATGGGCTCGCATGACAAATTCTAGGACTCCTCGCCGACTTGATTTCCATCTCGGATTTATCATCGTATATGCCGCAGTGGCATCCGTGAAATGCTGCATACAGCTCGGGCACAGGATCGTTCCAGTGAATGATAGGAGCCATCGTGAGAACATTTCTTGTTCAAGATCTGACGGGTTATCGGGGTATAACGCAGAGATGGAATGAAGAGTCGCCCATCCAAGAGGGCCCCATCCTTTCGTCATTTTACTCTATTATACTGGACGATCAAGAAAGAAGTCCAGCACCGACCGAGTCAGCATACAGTGTGCGAAGAACTGCTGGCGGGATATTCTTCTTCTCTGCCGAAATAATCTTTTTCTCGATTAGCCGCTTGCGAATTACCCCAATATCGGTCTTTGCCGCCTTAGACCGAGCCGTCTTTCTCGCCTTCTCAATCCCGCCTTCCATCATGAGTTTTACAGAGCGCTTGCGGGTCGGCGGGGCCTTGGACGGATTGCCAGTGGGGCGGATCTTGGCAGTTTTACGAAGGATTCCACGAGGGTATGTCTTCGTGCTGCGCTTACGACGTCCGCCGACGGCCATCCCGGGTCCGCTCGGCATAGGGCCACGAGGATTCAGCGGATGCTGGATCTGATACACTTTGGCTAACTTATCTTCCCCGTTAAATGCGGGATCAGTCGCCTCATTGATAATATCTCCTCCGCCGATCTTCGTGACCTTGTATTTGTTGGGGTCCGGAGCCATTCTTCCTCTTCTTATAGAAAACGGATAAAATGTCTTACGGCGAGACTGTCTATACAAGAACAGGATGAACGCTATCCGAGCATATTTCAAGCAGGGCATTTCCAGATTCTCTGAGTCGCAGATTGAGCCGTATGAGGACTTCCTTCGCAACAAACTCCCGCTGATTCTTCGTTCCACCCCTCCCATCGTGGTGTGGCACGACCAGGACGAGGCGACGAAGAAGTACAAGTACGAGTTCCGGTTATCGTTTGATAACGTCTCGTATCTCAAGCCCCGTATCCAGGAGGCTACGGGCCGACTGAAGCAGATGCTCCCGTGCGAGGCTCGTATCCGCAACTTCACGTATGCTGCCCAGATGTTCGTGGATATTCGTCTGAAGGTCCGCTCGTATTCGGGTGCGGATCTCACAGAGTTCAAGGAGGAGACCAAGCTGTTCGAGGGTATTTCCCTCGGCAAGATCCCGGTGATGCTGGGGTCGTCCCTCTGTGTTCTCAAGGACTACCCTATGACGATGGAGGAGTTGGGGGAGTGTCCGCAGGATCCTCTGGGTTACTTCATTGTGCACGGTGGCGAGCGTGTGATTCTGTCACAGGAGAAGGTGGCGGATAACCGTGTCATGGTCTTCCTCAACAAGAAGGCGACCACGAAGCATTCGCATTCGGTAGAAATGAAGTCTCTGCACGAGAGCTTTACGCTCCCACCCAAGAAGCTGGAGATCCGGGTGTCTGCGAAGTTTAACGGTCTGGGCTACCCCCTCTCCATCTGTATTCCTCGCTTCCGTGAAGATATTCCTATCATGGTCTTCTTCCGCTGCCTTGGGATTACCAAGGACCGGGACGTCTACCGTCTCCTGAACGTGGACGATACGGATTACCTGGCAGCATCCTTCAAGGAGTGTGCGGATATCAGTGTATTCACGCAGCAAGATGCGATCGATTACCTCTCTCACCATCTACAATACCCTCCAGCCGTTGAGGACAAGACTCCGCACGTCCGTGCCCTTCTCTTGACCGAGTTCCTGCCCCATGTCACGCTGGCTGGCGAGAAGCTGGAGCCCGAGGTCCTGGTCGCACGCAAGGTCAAGATCATTGCGAGTATGGTGAAGAAGCTGCTGGATACTGCGAGCGGCAAGATTCCCCAGGATGACCGTGACGCTTACCCGAACAAGCGGGTGGTGACGACGGGTGCACTCTTGACCCACCTGTTCCGACAGCTGTTCCAGAAGGTATGCAAGGATATCCGGTCCAAGTTCGTCCACGAGATCAACAATGATAACTGGAAGCGCTCTGGCAAGCCGCTGGATGTCCTGGTCCTCTCCAATCTTTACAAGATCCTCAAGGTGTCGTCGATCGAGGGCAAGCTGAAGCAGGCACTTGCCACGGGCAACTTCACAGTCCAAGGTCTTGGGACGTCGGGGTCTACCTCTCTCTCGAACGCCACCAAGTCAGGTGTCTCGCAGGTCCTGAACCGTCTGTCGTATAACGCTACGCTCTCGCATATCCGCCGCATCCAGACGCCGGTGGAGAAGTCAGGCAAGCTCCTGGCTCCTCGCAAACTCAACGGGTCATCGTGGGGCTTCGTCTGCCCCGTAGAGACGCCAGAGGGTCACTCCGTCGGTATTGTGAAGACGATGAGTCTGATGTCCACCGTATCCACCCACGTCCCCTCCTTTGTGGTCCTGAATCTTCTCAAGGAGATTCCACGTGTGGATTGGGTAGAGAATGTATGGTCAACTGGCGAAGTCGCAATCTTGGTGAACGGCGTGATTGTGGCGTACACGAATACGCCGGCAGCCGTCCACTCCCAACTCAAGAATGCGAAGCATACGGGGGCAATTCACCCACACATCTCTGTGGCCTGGAATATCATGGCGAATCGTATCCTGATTGAGACGGATGCTGGCAGACTCGTTCGTCCGATCTTCCGAGTCATGGACGGTAAACTGATTCCTCCGCCCGTATCGGATGTATGGGATGACTGGGTGCGGACGTGCGTAGAATACGTGGACGCCAATGAATCCGAGGTCATCCGTATCGCAATGTTCCCCAACGAGATTGATGGACATACCCACTGCGAGATTCATCCGCACATGATTCTTGGTCACATGGCAGCGATTATTCCCCTGTCCAACCACAATCAGTCCCCTCGTAATGCCTACCAATCAGCCATGGCGAAGCAGGCGATGACTCTGTATGCCTCGAACTACCACAAGCGTCTAGACAAGAACGCTTACCTCCTCGCATCCCCCCAGCGCCCGATCGTGGAGACGCAGATTATGAGTATCTTGAACATGCACAAGATGCCAAGCGGATGCAACGCCATCGTGGCTATCGCCTGCTACTCCGGATACAACCAGGAGGATTCCGTGATTCTCAATCGGGCCTCTCTGAAGCGTGGGTTCATGCGGGGATACTACTACACGGTCTACAAGGACGAGGAGCACCGCAACGTGGCGAGCGGGCGGGAGGAGCGGTTCTCCAAGGCCCGACATGAGAATACAAAGGGATACAAGAACACATCGTATCACGCCATTCAGGAGAACGGTATCCCCATCAAGAATGCGGTGGTTCAGGAGAACGATGTTGTGATCGGTAAAGTGGTGAATATGCGGAGCGACCCCCACGGATACCTCTACCGTGATCTCTCGACCACCCACAAGAACTCGGAGCCTGCCCGTATTGACGGGGTGTGGCAGGATAAGAACTCGGACGGGTATCCGTTCGTGAAGGTCAGGGTTGTTGCCGAGCGCACCCCCCAAATCGGTGATAAGTTCGCTTCTCGTGCCGGGCAGAAGGGCACGTGCGGAATGATTCTGGACGAATGCGATATGCCCTTCACGGCTTCGGGTCTGCGTCCCGATATCATCATGAACCCCCACGCTATTCCGTCTCGCATGACGATTGCCCAGTTGCTGGAGACGATGTACAGCCGTATCGGCGTGCGAACGGGAAACCTGGGAGACGGCACGCCCTACTCCCATCTTGGAATAGAGGATCTCAAGGTTCACATGACCAATCTCGGTCTCCACCCTTACGGTAACGAGATCATGTACAATGGTCAGACAGGTGAGATGATGGAGGTAGAAATCTTCCTGGGAACCACGCATTACCAGCGTCTCAAGCACATGGTCATTGACAAGTGCCATTCCCGTGGGCGTGGTCCGATTGTCTCGCTCACTCGCCAGCCTTGTGAGGGTCGGGCACGAGATGGTGGACTGCGTGTAGGCGAAATGGAGCGTGACTGTTTCATCTCGCATGGTGCGGCTGTATTCACCAAGGAGCGACTGATGGATGTCAGTGATCCGTTCAGTGCTGGGGTGTGCACGGGCTGTGGGTCTCTCGCTACAATCAATGAGAAGGATCATCTCTATGAGTGTAGGTCGTGTGGTGCTAAGGCTGGTCTGGAAGATAAGACCATTCCTTATGCGGTCAAGTTGTGGCTACAGGAGTTGGAGGCGATGCACATCTCGCCTAGAATGATTTCGCCCGCTTAGTCTGGCGATGACGACGCCGACGTCCCGCCACTTTTTTGGTCTTCCGACGGCGGCGACCGCCAGGTTTTGGTGGTCCGGTCACGAGGGCAACAAGGCCATTGACGGCATCACCAAGGGTTGCATCGGATGTGGACAGCGGAGGGGCAGACCGCAGAGCTGCCAGAGACGCACGGCGGCGACGGACAGGAGGGATAGAGAAGGCCGCACGGACTTCAGGCTTCAGTTCACGCTTCATGGAATCCAGCTCGGCGTCCAGGATAGCAATCGCCTGCCGTTCGTTCTCCATATCTGCCATCAACTCTTTGAACTTGGAGTTCGTAACCAGAGGCTTGATCGCCTCCCAGATCGTCTTGCCGTCCAGCGACAGGAGGCTTTTTCCACCCTGAATGAGCTTCTCACGCAGGATGTAGACGATATAGACGCAGAACAGAGCCACTCCCGTCTGTCCCGCAATTACTCCGCTTCCAGCCGCAATCTGGGCAGAGAACTCTAGGGCAGTCAGGGTATTGGTGAACATCGTTCCAAAGGTAGGCATGGCAGCAGACACATTGATCAGTCCGTTGACTACAGCTGTTCGCAGACCCTCGTTGACTCCTACGACCACCGCCCCCGCCGCCGACGCCCACTTGAGAGCCCCTACAATATCCACTGGTGTGGACTCTGCCTCCGCACTCTTGGAATCAATAGCCGCCGCCATATCAGTGGTGATCTTGTCGACCGTGGTGGCTCCACGACGGCACTGCGTAGTAAAGAACTTCGCAATCGCATCTCCTAGTTCACGGAACCCACCACCGACCTTCGCCTTCCGACCACGCCGCCGCCGTCCACCCGTTGCCCCTGTCTCTGGAACACCGAGGCCCACCACAGCTTCGGACATGACATCCGCCAGCTCAGGGTCGCATCCTCCCTTGTAGACTTCTGCGATTGTCGTTAGAACTTCATCCGCAGAGGTAGGGACTCCCGCCTTTGCCGCTGAACCGTACTTGTGTAGCAGGGTCACCAACCACTCTGGCCGATTCCCTGATGGAAGTTCAATACCCTTGGATTTGGCCATATCGATGAGAGCGGCCACCGCCGACTGACCAGAAGAAGACATTATTCATACCCGAGAACAAAATTAATCAAGAAGAGATGGTGTATATATAATTTGAACCGCTGGTACTATCAAAGGCTACAAATGAAAGCTTATTCTGACTGCTAATGACTGGCGAAGTCCTTATAGTTCCTGGAGTAATATACTGAAACAGATTCGGTCCAGCCGTAGTGAACGCAACTGGGGTAGACGAAGTTGGAGGTGTAGGATAGCGATACACTGCATTCGAGGCGCATACATAGAGAGATCCGCTTCCATCAATGACTGGTGTTATGTTGCTTAGGATATTGCTCTCAGACGATTTCCAGAAACTACCTACGTTTCCTCCCACCGAATCAATGTATGCTCCGGGAACACCGAGGAATCCGCCAGCAGCATACAGTATCCCGCTTGTTGTGGTGAAATACAGCCAGGTTGTGGATTGGAAATCAGTGAATAGCATGGGAGATGACCGAAGTGCCCCTATTCCAGATAAGGTTACAATCGTATCTGCCCCTCCTCCGAATCGGGTAGGGGTCTTGTTGATTATATATATGCTATTGGACGCAAATGTTGCCAAGAGATTTCCAGCCATAAACGGGGCATTGGAGATCGGTATGGTCGCAGTAGAATACGTCCAATAATTAAATCCAGTTGTTACGCTATATGATACTACATTTCCTCCCAAGGTTCCGGCGAATACAGATACGCCATCGGTGACCAACGAACTCAAGAACTGATCGCCTGGTAGAGTATTGGTCCACGCTGTGTTCCACGATGTAGTGTCAAGAGCAATTATGGTATTTCCGAAGGCAGCAATAAGCAGGGATTGAGTATCGAGGAAGACCGGTGCCCCAGCAATTTGCTGGGTGAGATTGCTGCTGTATCGGACATTTCCAATCTGGTCTATAACGGTCAATCGTCTGGAATCAGTGATGAAAGCTACCAGACCTGTGAAGGAAACAACGACAGGCGTAGACACTGTAGTTCTCTGAGGATATTGGTAGAGAAGTGTTGGGAATCTTGTGCCACCAGAGGTGTTAAGAACATTGAGAGTCCCAGACCGTGTCATGAAATAGAGGTACCCCTGCGGGCCAAACGACATTGGAAAGGAGGATGTTTGAAAGGAAAGGTCTCGGATACTTGTTGAACTGGCAGAGAGACGCAAGGATGACAACACTCCTGTGCTCACAAACAATTTTGTAGATTGCGAGGTTGGTGTTTCAACGGGGTAGATTGGTGGGACTGGTGTAGGTGGTGGAACAGGGACAACAGGATTGACTCTGGAAGGTGGAATCGTAGGACACAGAATCGTGACAGTATTGATACACGAATACCGAACTTGCCCAGGTCCGTCTCCAGGAGGAGGGCGTTTTACCGCAACTCTTTGTGGATAAGCGAATGACCAATACTCGGTAGGATTGAACGGCACTACCGATTTCTTACAGTATCCTGGAGCTGGGAGACCACAGTTCGGGAAAAACGGCGATGGAATGGGAGCTGCGATTGGGGAGCGCACAAATATATTGAATGCTACCTTTGTGAAGAGCTGGGCGCCAAACTGATTTAGGCTTGTAATATACAGATCTCCCTGTGGATCCACTGCGATTTGGTTGGGATTGATGAACTGGTAGTCCTGGGCAAAACTTGATACCGTGTTACTACCTCCACCTGCAATAAGGATACTTGTATTTTTAACGACGTTATACAGATACACTCCTGGAAAGGCTGATCTGGTCTGGGTATACAGAATATCGGTTGGCGTCAACACTGCAAGGCTAGATATTCTGCTTTCTGGGGATGCGGCAGTGGCAGACTGAAGCGTGTTTTGCCCAGACGTGAAATCAAAGTAGTAAATATTTCCAGTGTAACTGTCTGCTGTATAAATGCGTGTTTCATCTTCACTCAGGACAAGTCCAGTAAAGATTGAATTTGAACCGGGTGGTTGCTGAAAAACTAGATTCACTTGTCCCTGACCGTAATTGTCTACGGTAGAGATCGCATTGCCGTTTGCACTAATGAAATATACAGTGTTCTGCGAATTAATAGCCACTCCACCGGTATTTGAACCGAACGCTTG